TATTAGAACATTGGCGTTCCGAACTTAGGCATAGGTCTAACCGCTCTAATCTTGTGCAATACTTGACAATACAAATTGTCTGTTCCCTCTGGCTCATCTAAAACCGCAAATATGCGGTCTACATCCTCTGGGGCGCACTCAATAAATGATTGAGATAGGGTAGGATCTACGTTAAAGATTCTTCCTAAGTGCCAATAATCTAGGGTTGTTCTGAAATCTCCTGCTACTCGGTTTGCGCAGAATTTATATTCTGCATAACGGGGTACATATCCGAACGTGTTTGCTGCGTTGTTGGTGTAGGCATATAGCTCGTTTTGTGTAACGGGTTGCTCTCCAATATGTGCAAATGAAGGCCAGAAGAAATCAAGCGGATCGTTTTTAAGGTATGTTTTTGGAATTCCTTGCTGATAAGCAGTTTTTGGCATAACGGACATGATTCCGATAATGTATCCGTGTTCTTCACAGAAATAAGTACCATATTTTCCTGTTGTTACTGCTACTGCGTGTCCAGCCATGTTACCCTGTGGTAATTGACCTTCTGTACCGCTAGTGTTTAATACTTCTGAAATAACTACGGGTGTTTTTACTCCTGTAATGTATTCGGGGCGTTGAAGTCTTTTGTCGCTACTTTTTACTCCGAAATGCATAAGGATATTCTCAATATACCTTGTACCGCCACGTGCGTTTTTCTCAAGCCATTCTTGTAATCTAAATGCTCGGCGTAAATCGTTAATGGTTGTAGCTGAAATATCAAATTCATCGCCGTCTACAAATAGATAGTCTGTTGGCACGGTTGAACTACCGGTATCAGCCATAGCTTTATATTTTCCCCATACTTCGTCAGTTGTATCAAGTAATCTAGAATATGCACTTCTATCAGCAATATTATTACTTAAACGAACTGGTACATCATTCTCAATTTGTCCAATAGGAATATCTACTGCTGCGCCTTTTTGTGCAAATGGTAATGCACTTGTAAAATAATCATGTTCCCATGCTCTAAGACGCATTTGTAATAAATCTGCTGCGGTGGCTATATTATTTCCGTCTGTTAATTGATAATCTACTTCGGGTACTAAATTTTGGTCTCTGTAATACTCGTTATAAATTGCTTGATAAGCTGCAAGTGGTAATGCGTTTATATTTTGCGTTACTGCTGGGCTGCTATTGTTTGGGGGAACTCCCAAATAATCCAAGAACTTTTTTTCTGCTGCCGTTGCACTAGGTAAATACTCTAAATAGGGTAGGGTGTGAGGTGTATTTGCGTCTACTATGAATTTTTCCCAATTTTCCCATGTTATCCTGTTTGGTACAAAGAAGTAGTGCATACTTACATCCATGCGGTGCATGACAGGGGCGAGTAATGGTGCGAATCTAATTAAGCTATCACATCCAATGTTGAACATGTCTCCGGGTACACACTCTATAACACAAGTAGGAGTGAGTTGTCCCATTTTAGATGACATTTTTACGTCATGTGTTAAATCGAACACATTTTTCTTCGGTTTGCTTACTTCAACCGAATTGAATAGATTTTTGTTTGCCATTTTGGTTGGTTTTGTTTATATAGGTTTATAATCTAATACCTCCACGTGATACGTAATATTTGCGAAGCCTTTTAGTTTTTGACCGACGTTTGCGGTTTCGCTTAGAATAGAGTCTTCTGCGCATTGTGTTAGTTTTTAATGGTTTGTAATTATTGTTTGTTTAGTGTTTCTTAGTAATTTTTAGTAAATTTTCCTATAATTTATATTAAGTTCAATATCAGTTAAATAGATGATATAATTCTACTTTTTAAATAATTTTTTTTCCACATATATGTGGATATCCCCTACCCTATCGGGTAGGGGGTTGTTTTTACAATTACCATCCTCCTGTAAAAAATTCTTTTACTAATTCAGCTATTGCTTTTCCTCCTTCTTTTGCTGCTTGTTTACCCAATTTTATAAAATTTTCTAAATCTCTTACTCCTTCTAATGGATTGTGAATTGCTCTAGCTAATAATCTTTCTTGATATGTGGCTGTTCTAGGATTTAATCCTAATTCTGTAAGTGTTAATTCAAATTCCTTGATCTTACCTGATGTTTCCAATATTTTTAACGTTTCCTTTAAATTCTCGATTTCTTGTCTAGTTTTTTGTCTGTTTACTTCATTACTTGATATTCTTGATTCGCTTTCTAATACTTGTTGCTTCATATTAGTTAAACGCTGTATTGATTCTGCAATTCCTTGTGTATTTCTTACTGCCTCTCTTTCATCTCTGTTAAGTGTTAATGTAGTTAATGCACTTTTATATCTATTATCTATTAACTTTCCTTCTAAATTAGCAGCTAATTGACCTTCTATAAATGGTAATCCTTTTGCATTTTTTAAATTGTCTATTTCCTTTCCTGCTGTATCTGCATCTACTCTTGCTTTGTTAGATCTCATTAACTCAATATTTTCTCCAGCTACCTTTGTTTGTAAATACTGGTCTACTATTTGTCCAAAATTAAATGCTGGTGCCTGTGGGTTCCAACTTTTTACATCTGTACTTCTCACTGGCTGTGATACATTATTTGGACCTCCTCCATATGCTAAATGGGGATTTAATCCCGCTTCCTTAAATCTTTGCATCTGTGCTAATGGACTGTTATATTGATTAGACCTTGCCCAATCTGCTAATGCATCTTCTCTTTGTCTTTGATACATTTTCTCGTTCCATTTCCTTTGCGCTCTGTTCTGTACTCCTTGTGCTATTGCGCTAGCTATTTGTCCTACTACTGGTAGTGCTTGTAATACTCCTGGTATTGTTTGCTGTTGTTGTTCGCCTGGCATAACTTTTATTTTTAAGTGTTTTCACTAAGTCTTTTTGCTCCTTTGCTAGCTTTGCGTTGGCGTCATACTTCCTTCGCCTTTTTGCTTTTTTCGTCGCTTTTTGACTTTAGTGTCAATAAGCACTAATATATCAAGGGTTGATTAGTGCTTATTTGCTGCGCGCTTCGCTTGCGTTCCGTTAATTTTTCAGCGAAACAAGTTTCGCCAAAAAATAAACGTTGTTTAGTTTTCTGTTTGGTTTTCATCTTTAATATCTGTAATTGTTGTACGTTTCTTTGCTCTTTTCTTTTCCACTTCTTGTTTTACACGGTTGTTAATTTCTTTTAGTTCTGTTTCTGCTTTTTCGCGTAATTCTTCTATTTCTGCTAAATCTAACTTTTGTGGATCTAGATCAAATCCTTCCTCGCCTTCCCATATAGGGGTTTTTTGTCCTTCTAAGGGTAATCCTTTTGCATAACGAATTAATAATTCTCTTAATGACATTGATTGGTCTGGTACTGTTTTACTTTCGCCGAAATTTCCTTGTCCTTTGTACTTTTTCTTTAATGTACTTGTTGCTTTTTGGCTCATAATTTTTGTTTTAATATTTGTTTTTTAAATGGTTTTTGTCTTTCTTTTGATTTTTTTGCCATTCTTCTAAAATCGTTTGCGGTTTCTTCTGCTTGTTTATAATAATACAAATCGCCATACTTGTCCTGTAATTCATCTACCTGTTTTTGCGATTCTGCACGCATAAATACTCCTATTCTGAACTTTTGTCCTTTGTCATATAACTTGTCTTTGTAATACCTGGGCATAGCTGCTTTTTTGCCGTCTTTTAATGGTAAATAGACTTTATTTTCTATGTTTCCCTTTGTGTGCCACTTGACCATGTTGTCGGTGAGATATCCCGCACCCAATCCTTTAGACATGAGTGCGAACTCTTTTTGTCTGTCATCCCCATTAAATTGGGGTATTTTCTTTTCTTTACTAATATACTTAAGAGTATAGCCAACACTGGCATCACCAACATCACCAAAATGCACGTTACCAAGAGTAATATCATTGAGCTTCCAAGCATTTTCTACTATTTTAGGGTTTGCGTTGAATAAGATTATATGATAGTGTGGTCTTTCTCCTGTATCTCCGTATTCTCCTACTGCGTAATAGCTAATTTTTTGCTTTGTTAACTTTCTAAGCCTTTTGAAAAAATCTTGTAAATCTTTTTTAACAAGTGTTTCAAAGCCGTTTTTAGTTTTCTTAATGTGTTCATCATTGTAAGTAAGAGTAACGAAGTGAGCAGAATTACTCTGCTCACTTTGTTTGTTTAGTCTAAATGCCCATCCTGATACTCTGCGTCTTACACATGCGGGGCATTTCCCACATGGAATGGGCATATAACCGGTTTCTACACCTTTTACTAATTCCATTTTTTTATGGAATGGTGTTTGGCATCTAGTACTC